TGATTGCCATCAAGGGCAGCAGCCGGCGCAACAGCGCTGCAGTTGGCAAGGGCAGCAAGGTGGATGTGAACTGGCGTGGTCGGGTGATTAAGCGCGGCGTGACGTTGTACCAGCTCGGCACCGACACGATCAAGACCACGCTGTTTGGACGGCTGCGCCACAACCAAGCAACAGGAGGGCTGCACTTTGGGATGGCTGCTGATGAGGATTACTTCAAGCAGGTGACCAGTGAACGGCAGGCGTTGCGATATCACCGCGGCTTTCCGATTCGGGAGTGGGTAAAGAAAGCGGGAGATCGAAACGAAGCGTTGGATTGCTTGGTGTATGGCTATGCGGCGATGTTGCTTTATGGGCGTCGCATGAATCAGGCAACGATGTGGGAGCAGTTAAGAGTTCAGTTAGAGGAAGGCAAGAAGGCACCGCTAAGATCGAGGAAGAAAGCGGCGCCTGCCGCCCCGTCTGCGTTTGTCAGCAACTGGTAGGCCGTGAACATCCCCAGCACAATCCAGGCCGGCGACACGATCCAGTGGCGGGACGTTGAGGGTGCGGACAATCTGGGCAATGTGGTCAGCAGTGCGGACTATTCGCTGACGTATTGGCTGCGCACCAATACAGCAAGCGAGGGCAGCAGCGTTACGGGCACCGCCTATGGGACTGGGTGGGAGTTCACGATCAGCGCAGCGACTAGCGGCGGGTTCGATGCGGGCACTTGGTATTGGCAGGCGATTGCTAGCAAGGCTGGGTCTGTGATCACGCTGGGCGCTGGCCAGCTGACGGTTGAGCGGGCGCTGAGCTATGCCGGCACACCGGGCGCGTTTGATGGGCGCAGCCAAGCGCAGATCGATCTCGATGCTGTGCAGGCTGCGATCCGCGCAATCATCAGCGGCGGCGCTAAGCAGTACACCATCGGCAGCCGCAGCTTCACCAAGCTTGACCTGGGTGAGCTGATGGAGCGTGAATCTAAGCTGAAGGCTGAGATCAAACGAGAGCAGATGGCGGAGCTGATCGCCAATGGTCTTGGCAATCCGCACAATCTGTTCGTGAGGTTCTGATGGGATTGCGCACGCGGCTATTTCGAGCGATGGGATTTGAGCCGGTGCGGCCGCGTGCTCGGGCGTATCAGGGTGCCCGCGTCAGCAGGCTGACCGCTGACTGGGTGACCAGCGGCACCAGTGCCGACAGCGAAATCAAGAGCAGCTTTAAGGCGCTGCGCAATCGTGCGCGGCAGCTGTGCAGGGATAACGACTATGCGCGGCAAGCGTTACGGGCGATTCAGAACAACGTGATCGGGCATGGCATCCGCCATCAGGGTCAGGTGCGGATGCTGCGTGGCGGTCGGCTGGATGAGGCGATCAACGGCCAGATCCACGAGCAGTGGGAGAAGTGGATGCACAAAAGCCGTTGTGATGTAAGCGGCATCCTTGGCTTCCACGATATTGAGCGCCTGCTGGTGCGCAGCTTGGCCGAGAGCGGCGAGGTGTTTATCAGGATGATCCGGCGGCCGTTCGGGGATAGCAAGGTCCCGTTTGCGTTGCAGGTGTTGGAGGCGGATTACCTGATCGATGACGACATTCCGCAGGCCAAGGATGGCAACACGGTGCGGATGGGCATCGAGGTTGACGGCTATCTGCGGCCGCAGGCTTACCACTTTTACGCCAACCATCCTGGCGACACCTATGCGGGCAATCCGCGGACGAATGGCAAGCGCGTGCGGGTGCCTGCTGATGAGGTGATCCATCTCTTCCTGCCTGAGCGTCCCGGCCAGACCCGTGGGGTGACGTGGTTCGCCTCGGCGCTTATGCGGCTGCACATGCTGCAGGGCTATGAGGAGGCTGAGGTTGTACGTGCTCGGGCTAGCTCGGCGCTGATGGGATTTATCCAGTCGCCAGAGGGCGAGCTGGTGGGAGACGAGATCTACGAAGGTGAGCGCGTCAGTGAGTTTCAGCCTGGTGTGTTCAAGTATCTGGCGCCAGGGGAGAGCGTCACGGTGCCGGATTTGAATGCACCTGATGGCCAGCTGGAACCATTCACGCGTTCGATGTTGCGTGCTGTGGCGGCCGGCGTTGGCGTGTCGTTTGAAAGCATCAGCAAGAACTTCTCAGAGAGCAACTACAGCAGCAGCCGGCTGAGCTTGCTGGAAGAGCGGGACACGTACCGCGTGCTGCAGCGGTACATGGTGGAGAACTTCCACCAGCAGGTGTTTGAGGCGTGGCTTGATATGGCGGTGCTGAGCGGTGCGTTGAGCCTGCCTGGTTATGAGACGAACCCAGATCGATATCGCGCCAGCCGTTGGGTGCCACGCAGCTGGGAGTGGGTGGACCCGCAGCGTGAGGTGGATGCCTACAAGACGGCTGTGCGCTGTGGCTTCAAGACGCTGGGCCAGGTGATTGCTGAACAGGGCGGCGACCTTGAGGATGTGCTGGTGGCACGTCAGGCTGAGCTGGCAATGCTGGACGAGATGGATATCGTCGTTGACACTGATCCAAGCGAAGTCAACAGCGGCGGCGGCGTGCAGCCTCCTGTCGGAATGGGCGCCACTCCTGCGTTTGATGAGACCGATCCTCCGCTAGAGGAAGAGGACTATCAAGAGGAGTCGGTCCTAGAGGATCCCACTGAGGCGTTTGAGGATTGATGGCAACCGTCGGAGGCGAGCAGATAGATCTCATGCCTACTGCTGGCATGAAGGAAGAGGCACAGCGATATCGGGACTGGAAAGCAGATGGCGAGGCCGGCGGCACTGAGGTTGCGGCGCGGCGTGCATCGCAGATCCTTAGCGGTGATGAGCTGAGCGCCGACACCGTGATCACGATGGCGGCATGGTTCGCACGCCACGAGGTCGACAAGCAAGGTCAGGGGTTTAATCCTGATGAGGATGGCTATCCATCAGCCGGCCGCGTGGCATGGGCGGCATGGGGTGGGGACCCTGGGCAGAGTTGGGCTACAGCGAAGGCGGATAGAATCAAGGCATTGCAGGATAGAAAGATGGAAGAGGCGCGGCCTTATCCCAACGAACATGCTGCACGGATGACAGATCCAGGGCAGTATGACGAACTGCGGCGAGAGAACAACGCTGGCGGTGAAGGTGTTGATTTCATCTATGGCATTAAGGAAGGCGTCAGCGAGATTCAGGCAGTTCGGTTTGATGCTCAACAATTCAGCGTTGAAGAGGCGCGGCAGTGGTTAGCCGATAACGAGATGGATCCCATCATGTTTGAAGAGGCGACGGGTGAAGAGCGCGTGTTGCGTGCCGAGCCTGATGAGCTGACTGAGGGCGACTTTGTGCAGTGGGATTCGAGCGGCGGCACTGCCCGCGGCCGGATTGAGCATGTAATGCGCGAGGGCACGCTGGGCGTTCCTGATACTGAGTTCAGCATTGAGGCCACGCCAGAAGATCCGGCTGCATTGATCCGCATCTATGCCGAAGGGGAGGATGGCTGGGCTGCGACCGAGACACTAGTTGGTCATAAGTTTTCAACGCTCAGCAAGATTGCTGAGCTGCGTGCCATGCCCGGCATTGGCCGCCATCAGCGGGCTGAGATCACAACCTTCGATGAGATTGAGGATCGCACCTATGAGTTTCCGTTTAGCTCTGAGTTCCCTGTCGCCCGTTACTTCGGCAACGAGATTCTCAGCCATGAGGCCACGGCTGCTGATCTAAGCCGCTTGAACGATGGCGCACCGCTGCTGTTCAACCACAACCCTGATCGCGTGATCGGGGTGGTCGAGCGTGCATACATCGACAGCAAGCGCCGTCGGGGTTATGCACGTGTGCGGTTCAGCCGCAATCCATTCGCTCAGGAAATCCTGAACGATGTGAAGGATGGCGTTTTGCGAAACGTCTCCTTTGGCTACTCCATCGACAAAATGGAGGAGCGCGGCAGTGGCGACTTTGTTGCTACTGCCTGGTCTCCTTATGAGGTTTCGGTTGTATCGGTGCCGGCTGACCCCGGCGTTGGTATCGGCCGATCCCTTGAGGCCGAGCAAGCTGCCTCGGCAGCACCTACACCTGATCCCATTCCTGTAATGGAAAACTCCACCACCGATCTGGCCGTGGTGCGGGCCGAAGCCGCTGAGGCTGAGCGCTCCCGCATCGCTGGCATTTCTGCACTGTGCGATAAGCACAACATGGCCGACCTTGGCCGCCAGCTGATCGAATCTGGTCGTTCTATCGACGAGGCTCGCGCTGCTGTGCTCGACAAACTCGACATCAAACAGGAGCCTGTAAACATGAGCGCCGCTGAAATCGGCCTGACTGAGAAGGAGAGCCGCAGCTTTTCTTTTCTGCGTGCCATCAACTATCTGGCCAACCCGACCGACCGCGCTGCCCGTGAGGCTGCTGCGTTCGAGATCGAGGCATCTGAGGCTGCAGCTTCCAAACTTGGCCGCCAGTCCCGCGGTATCACCATTCCTCAGGATGTGCTGCGCCGCGATCTGAACGTCGGTGCTGCTACCGCTGGCGGCAACCTGGTTGCTACCGATTTGGATGCTGGCAGCTTCATCGATCTGCTGCGCAACGCCTCTGCCCTGGATCAGGCTGGCGCCACTGTGCTGACCGGTCTCACCGGCAACGTGGCAATCCCCCGCCAGTCCGGCGCTGCTACCGCCTACTGGGTGGCTGAGTCTGGTGCTCCTACTGAGTCCCAGCAGACCGTGGATCAGGTAAGCCTGACTCCTAAGACTGTGGCTGCTTACACCGACTACAGCCGCCGCCTGATGATCCAGTCGTCCATCGACGTGGAGAACATGGTGCGCTCCGATCTGGCCAGCGTGCTTGCTCTCAAGATCGACCTGGCAGGTCTCTATGGCACGGGTTCCAGCGGCGAACCCCTCGGTCTGAAGCTGACCACCGGCATCGGCACCGAGAACTTCGCTGCTGACGCTCCTACCTTCGCTGAGGTGGTGGCACTGGAGAGCGACGTGGCAACCGCCAACGCTCTGCTGGGTAGCCCCGTCTACCTGATGAACGCTGCAATGCGTGGTTACCTGAAGACCACCAGCAAGGACACCGGCTCCGGCATGTTCATCATGGAAGGCGGCGAAGTGAACGGCTACACCGGCGTTCTCTCCAATCAAGTGGCAGCTGGTGATCTGTGGTTTGGCAACTTTGCCGATCTGATCATCGGTTACTTCTCCGGCCTGGACATCATGGTGGATCCCTACACCAACAGCACCAGCGGCACCGTTCGCGTGGTTGCGATGCAGGATGTGGACATCGCTGTTCGCCATCCTGAATCCTTCAGCCGCGGCAACAACAACCTCTGATCATGTTGATCCGCGTCCTTAGGCAGACGATGCTGAGCGGACGTGTGGCAAACGTCGGGGAAGTCCTTGAGGCTTCCCCCTCTGACGCCAGGCTTCTGATCGGTATTGGCAAAGCTATTGAAGCTGCTGCCGCACCTGTCAAGATTGAAGAGCCAGTAGAGGCTCCCACCCCTAAATCAGCGCCCAAGCGCAGGAGATCTACCCAATGACCATCCACAACCTCGGATCGAAAACCGATCTGCTTGAGCTGCACAACAACGCAGTGGTCGCCTCCACTGGTGCCGGCACCCCCGCTTATGTCGACCTGATCGACTATGAGGGCGATGTGGCTTTCGTTATTGATGCCGCTGCTGCTGGTGCTGGCGTCACTCTGACCGCCAAGATCCAAGACAGCGCCACTACCACCTCTGGTGATTTCGCTGATGTGACCGGCGGCGGCTTCACTGCTGCTGCTGCTAACACTGCCTTCCAGCAGAAGATCTACCTGAACAGCAACGACCTGAAGCGTTACGTTCGCGTGCTCTTCACCGTTACCGGTGGCACTGGCACCGGTGCTGTCTCGGTGGTGGCCCTCGGCTCTAAGAAGTACAGCTGATGGCACTCACGGAAGATCTCGATATCTTCCTGGCAGATTTCGGCGTCAGCTGCACAGCTGGCGCCGTTACTGCACTGGGCATCTTGGACATGCCGAGCCAAGTATTGGCTGATGGCATGGTGCTGAGCACTGACTACACACTGACGGCTAAGGCGTCCGATTTCGGAAACCTAAGCCGCGGCAGTTCTATCACTGTCGCAACGGTCGCCTACACCGTGCGTGACGTGATGCTGCTAGACGATGGCAAGTTTGTTCAGATCGGGCTTCAGAAGACATGAGCAGCCCATTCAAGGTCAACAGCAAAAGCCAGTGGTCGACGCTGAATCCAGTGTTGATGGCAGGAGAGCCTGGCTTTGAGAGCATCGATAACAATCTGAAGATTGGCGACGGTAAGACGCCATGGAATCAGCTGCCCTACTTCAGTGGGCCTGGCTATTGGGCCAGCTTCTGGGATAACACCTCGCAAACAGCGACGGCTAACACTCCAACCTCGATCCTGCTGCGCTCGGCTGATACCGATAATCGCGGCATCAATATTGCCAGCCAGTCTCGGATCACGGTTGATCATGCGGGCATTTATAGCTTCACCTTCTCGATCCAGTTCAGCAATACCGACACCAGTATCCACGACATCAACGTATGGTTGCGCAAGAACGACAGCGGTGCGTCAGGGGATGTGCCCGCTAGTGACAGCAAGTTCAGCATTATCTCAAGCCATGGCGGCACAGCTGGCAACGTGATCGGCACGGTGAACTTCGTGTTGAAGCTGCAGGCCCGTGACTACATCGAGTTGATCTGGGCGACCAGCAATGCCGCCGCATATATTCATGCAGAAAGTGCGGCCACCAGCCCGTTCGCGCACCCCAGCATTCCAGGCATTATCTGCACAGTGGTTCAGGTGGCATCAGCATGACAACCAAGCGCGAATCAATCCTGGCTCAGATCGCTACCACGCTGGCTGGCACCACTGGCGTTAGCACGCGGATCTACCGCAGCAGGGTTGAACCGTTGGCACGAGGCGAAAGCCCGGCCATCGTGATCGAACCGATCAACGACACAGCTGAGCAGAACACCAGTCTGCCCACGCTGGATTGGAGCCTGACGGTGCGGATCGCTGTGATCGTGCGCGGCAACGTGCCAGATCAGCAGGCTGATGCCACGGTGGAATCGCTGCATAGCAAGATCATGGCCGACCTAACGCTCGGCGGTTATGCGATTGATGTTCAGCCACGATCTGTCAGCTTTGACATGGTTGAGGCAGATCAGCCAGCTGGCGTGATTGGCTGCGAATATCTTGTGCGTTATCGCACTTCAGTCACGAATCTGACTACAAGCTGAGCCGGCTACGATGGATTGAAAGATTCCATCCGGCCTTAAGCCATGCCGCTGCTTTCTCGCCGCCAGCTGCTGCTGGCTGAACTGGAGGTTACTTACGGGACGGACCCTACACCGACCGCTGGCAGTAACGCGATTCTGGTTCGCAATATTGAGGTTACGCCGCTTGAGGCTGAGACCGTTAGCCGTGAATTGATCCGGCCTTATCTTGGCCAATCTGAGCAGCTGCTGGCACAGACTCGGGTCCTGATCAATTTCGAGGTTGAGCTGGCAGGTTCTGGCACCGCCGGCACCGCGCCCGCCTATGGCCCGTTGCTGCGTGCTTGCAGCTTCACTGAGACGGTGAGCGCTGGCGTGAGCGTCACCTATGAGCCCAACAGTGACGCATCTCCTAAGTCCGTCACCATCTACTTCAACAACGATGGCGTGCTCCATAAGGCCACCGGTTGCCGCGGCACCTTCTCGCTGAACTGCGCCGTAGGCGAGATCCCCACTATCGCGTTTGAGTTCACCGGCATCTACAACACGCCTACGGACGTGGCGCTGGGCAGCCCCACCTACGCCAATCAAGCCGATCCTGTGGTGTTCAAGCAGGGCAACACTACCGGCTTCCAAGTGTTCAGCTATGCCGGCTGCCTTCAGAGCTTCAGTCTTGAGCTGGCCAATGAGATCGTCTACCGCGAGCTGGTGGGCTGCACTAAGGAAGTGCTGATCACGAACCGCGCCCCTGCTGGCGAGGTGATGATCGAGGCTGTCCCCGTTGGCACCCACAACTTCTTTACGGATGCCACCGGCAACAGCACCGGCAACCTGACATTCCAGCATGGTCAGACCGCCGGCAACATCGTGACATTCACGGCCGGGCAGATCGATCTGGGCAATCCGTCCTACAGCGATGAGGATGGGATCCAGATGCTGACCCTGCCGTACATTGCCACCCCGACCGATTCGGGCAATGATGAGCTAGAGATTGTCTACACCTGATCGCGTGGCTTTTGTCCTAAAGCAGTCCGATTCCTACACCTGGCCGGTCAGCATCAAGTTGCCGGCCAACGGTGGCAAGAGGGAACGGCAGACCTTTGATGCTGAGTTCAAGCGCTTGCCTCAGAGCCGCATCAATGAGATGCAAGAGCTGGTACAGAAGCGACTGAAGGCCACTGAGCGAGGCGAGGAACCGGCTGTGGATATCAGCGATCAGAGCATCGCAGACGAGATACTGGTTGGCTGGGAGGGCATTGTCGACGGCGATGGTGAGCCCGTGCCATTCAGCCAAGCAAGCAAAGCCATGTTGCTGGATGTACCGATGATGGCGCCAGCGCTGATCAATGCGTTTTTTGAGTCCCTGGTTGAGCTGAAAAGAAAAAACTGATCGGGGCCGCTGAGCACTGGGTGGCTGGTACTGAGATCGACGAGACGGCTAAGGATGCGGCTGTGCTTGGCATCGCACCACCACCTAGTAAGGCGGCCAAGAATTATGAGGTGATCGAGGAGGCATGGCCGGCAGTGCGCATGTTCCTGAAGGTGCAGACGCAATGGCGCGCTGACAGCGGCGCGATTATTGGTTTGGACTATTCGGCTGTGCGGTGGGCGTTCGAGCTGTATGGCGCCGACAATCCGGCTGAACTGTTGAGTGATCTGCAGATCATCGAGGCTACAGTGGTGGAAGCCGTCAACAAGCGCAAGAGCTGACCTATGGCGCTGGATATGACAACGGCCTTGACCATTAAGGCCAAGGTTGACGGCATCAACCAGATCCAAGGGCTGGAAAAGGCGCTCGGAGCTGCTGACAAGCAAGCCAATGGACTTGGCACAGCATTCAGCAAGCTAGGCGGCATGGCCGGCAAAGCGGCCGCTGCTATGACTGCGCTTGGCGCTGCTGCTGTTGGTGGTCTTGCGGTGCTTGGCAAAAACGCCATTGATGCTGCAGACAACATCAATGACATGAGTCAACGCACTGGCGTTGGCGTCGAAACGCTTAGCAAGTTCGGTGCTGCGGCTGAAGATAGTGGCAGCAGCTTGGATGAAGTTGCCAAGGCAATGGGCAAGCTTGCTAAGGGCATTGTTGATCCTGCATCGAAAGCAAATGAGGCGTTGAGATCGATTGGCATCAGCTCTGTTGATGCCAGCGGCAAGGTGCGCAGTGTTGATGCAGTGATGTTGGACATTGCCGATAAATTCAGCAAGCTGCCAGATGGCGCGCAGAAGACTGCGTTAGCCATGGAGATCTTTGGCAAATCAGGCGCCAACCTGATTCCGATGTTGAACGGTGGCCGTGAAGCGATGAGCCAATACAGCGCCACCATCACAACTGAAATGGCGCAAGCAGCTGATCAGTTCAATGATGCGTTGAACATGATTATGCGCGAGCTGGCGGGGCCATTCAATCAGGCCATTACAGCTGCATTGCCATATATCACCCAACTGGCGCAGCAACTAGGGGAATCACTGCCTGGCGCCATTGCGGCCCTAACGCCGATCATCACCGGGCTGTTACAGGGGCTAACGCAGCTTGGCCAATGGTTCGGCACACTTAGCCCGCAGGCTCAAACATTTGTTGTCAGTGCTGCTGGATTGACGGCTGCGTTTATTGCGCTTGCACCTGCCGTCACGGCGATTCTCGCTGTGTTCACGACACTTGGCCCATTGCTTGCCGGAATTCCTGCTGTCATTGCAGGATTCGCCGGAGCTATCGGCCCATTAGTTGCGGCACTGGGCGGCTTAGGGCAAATCTTAATCGGCGTCTTCACCGGCCCTGTCGGCTGGGTAGCGCTTGCGGTTGCTGCTGGTGCCGCGATCTATGCGTTCCGTGATCAGATTGGAGCAGCGTTTAAGGTCATCGGCAGCGTGCTGCAGCAGGCTGCGAAGGGTTTTAAGACTGTGTTCATTGATCCGGTCATGGCGGGATTCAAGGCTGTTGTTACTTTTGTAAACACTAGCTTTGTGACACCAATCAATCAGGCGATCACAGGGTTGGTGCAAAAGATTGCTAGCACATTTAAGAGTGTGACCGATGCGATTACGGCGCCATTCAAGGCTGCATTTACTGCAGTGAAAGGCATCGTGAATCAAATCCTGAACAGCATCGGCAGCGCCATTGGCAGCGTTGTGCAGGCAATTAACAACGTGATTTCAGGGGCCAACCAAGCACTGGCACGTGTTAATTTGCCACAAATTCCTTTCTTGCCCATGCCGCAAATCCCTCGCTTCGCTGAGGGTGGTGTGGTGAGCGGCCCGACCTTGGCAATGGTTGGTGAGGGCGGCGAACCTGAATACATCGTGCCGCAATCCAAGGCTGGCAAGTTTGCAGCGAACTGGATGGCAGGCGTACGTGGCGCTGCTGCCATCCCGCGGTTTGCTGAAGGCGGCGTGGTTGTGCCATCCTCTGCAAACGTAAGCATCCAGACTGGCCCTGTCACTCAGATGAATGGCACCAATTACGTGACCACCGCAGATTTGAGCCGGGCAGTGCAAGCTAGCGTTAATCAGACGCTTGAGCTACTAGCGGGCGACATTATGGTGCGCCGCAGCATTGGGATTGCGTGATGGCGTATTACGATCTGCTGTGCTTCCTTGAATACTACGCCGACCGCAATAGCGTCTACAGCGGTGGCAAGCGTACACCAACGCGACGCTGGCAGAACTTCTATCAAGTGCCGCAGGATATGTCGGTGATTGATAGCGACGTACAAGGCGACTTTATTTATATTCCGTTCTCTGCCTCTGGTTTCTCTCTGCGGCCTGCTAATGCGATTGGAGATCTGACTGTTGAGATTGCCGCCACTGGTGACATCATTGATTTGACTGATGCAGCAATTGGCACCAACAGGCTAGTGATCGCTTCGCTGTATTTGCAGGATGCTGGTAAGGATGCTGTTGACGCTGCTAGCGCACAACTGATCAGCCGCTACATTGGCGGCATCGATGGGGCAAGCGTTGATGATGATTCGGTGAGTTGGACGATCAGCCCTATGGTGGACAAGACAAAGCCGCAGGTGCCGACGCGGAAAATTGCATCAGACTTGATCGGGAGGTTTACGGGCCGATGATCACACCGGTACTAGCGATCAACATGCAGGTGCGCTGCAGCGATGGCTGCGTGCATGATGACGTAAAGATGTTTGTGCGTGATGGACAAAAGGTATTTATGGGCTGCGATGGTTGCGAGATTACAGGCGTTGAAAGCATCGAGCGGGCAACAGCAGTTGTGCCGCCCATGATGCTGCTGGCAGCTATGCAGCAATGCGAGGAGGCAGTGTAATGGCCGATCTATCACCAGCCAACAAGTGGCTTGCCAAGCTGCTAGACAACAAAAGAACACGGCGCCGGCTGAAAAAGTCTCTGCTAGGCCCATCCGCTGGTAAGACGCCTCCGAATCAAGCAACAGCAAACCGCGACCGCTCGCCTGGCAATCGCAAAACGCCAGCGGCTGATCTTGGTGAACAACAGAAGATCGCCATCGCAGGCGAAACGGTGCCGATTTTGTTTGGTAAACGTGTAAGCAATGTTGGTGGCGTATGGATTCAGCCGTCACTTGTGAAGGCAGGATCATATTTCTTCAAGGGCAGCTTTCTGTTTCCTGTTAGTCAAGGCGAGATTGTCAGTAGCCCAGTCAAGCATCGCGTATGGGTTGGCCTGCGCAACATGGCATTTCTAGCTGATCAAACGATCACGATCAGCAATATCTATAACAGCGCCGCAACGCTTGCCGCATCCCCTGGAACTTGCCCGGTGCTTGGCGCAGGGATGTATTGCGGCAACGACACCTATTCATTTACAGAAGAGCCTCAGCCCAGCACAGGTGAGGCCACGTTGCGAAGTGATTTTCTGGGTACGGATTATTTCGGACTGCGCTTAGTCGCCAGAGGGACTGGCGATACGTCAAACTCTGCAATACTTTACACCCTTAAGATTTTTGATAACATCAGCGGCGCGGATATTTCTGCTGCATATTTTGCTGCTGTAGGATTGCCGTCAAACACACAGTTTGCCATCAATCAACTTGGATCAGCAGCGCTCGGCTGCGGCCTTGTAGACGTTGTGAATGATTTTATTGATGACCCAACGATTGGCATAGGGTACGTAGAGGCCAAAGCCTTCTGGAATAGCATATCGTCTGGCAGTGTAACTTTCGTTAATACAACTGTAAGCGTCAACAATCAATTCTATCCAGCCAACCCCGCAAGCACTGGTACGCTCACTGGCGTTCAGGAGGAGGTGGTGGTTAGCAAATACGCCAACCCGAATAACACCCCAACGGCAGACAATTCATCGTACGCAGACATTACCTTCCTGAAGGTTGTTGGTGATATCTACGATCCACCAGAAGAGGGGTCATATCCAACCACAACACGTCAACTGTCGATCTTCTATGAGCAGGGGGTCAAGGTTAACCTATACAGTGTTGATTCGGCAGGTAGCACGCTAGGCGCCAGCAATCAGCTGGTTGATCTTGCGATGTATCTGTTCACAAGCTTGAAGCGCAACGCTGCTGGCACAACGCCGGATGTATCAGCGCCAATCTTTACTGGCAATCTGCCAACCATTGCCAGCTTCTGCAATCAGTACAGCCTGCACTTCAACGGCATTATTTCGGAGTCGGTCAACGTCATCGAATTGATTGGCGAAACTGCGCCATTCTTTCTGTTGTCTTTCCTTTCCAACGGTGGACAGTATCGCTTTGCGCCTGCCTTGCCCATCAATGGTAGCCAGCAGATCAACCTATCAGCGCTAAGCGCAGCAGCCACGTTCACTGAAGATGAGATCCTGTCGGGCTCTTTTGGTAAAACCTACATTACAGCCGCCGATAAATCCGATGTGAACTGCGTGTTGCTGTATCGGCAAAATGATCCTGATGCCATTGGCACGCAGCAGACC